GTTATCTATAACTTCTCTTCTTTTTTTTAAATCTGCTTCTCCAAGATCATGAGCATTATTAAAAACTTCAGCTGCATTATATAATTCAGCTTTATATTTTTGTTTTAATTTACCATCTGTTGCAGTTTTATATTTTCCAATATTTGCTGCTTGAGTATCATTATAAATTCTTACACTTTCTTTCTCGAATGCTTCAAAAGATTGTTTCTTTAAAGTATAAATATTTTCAGCATTTTCTAAAAGCATTTGATCTGTAACTAATTTTTGAACTCTTTTATTTTTTAAACTACCTACAGTTTTAGTTACTAAAGGATCAAACTTTTGTTTAAAAATATTGATAGCATCCTCTTCATTAATGTTATCTTTTTGAGAATGTTTAATTTTATCTGACTCAGCTTTTAATTCTAAAACAATTTTTTGTGCTTCAAGTTTTTCTGTAGCATCTCTTTTTTTTACTGCGTAATTAGTTAATGCATCTGTAGAAGATGATATAGCTGAAGCTATAGTTGCATTTGCATTTATTTGAATATTAGTAGTGACACCACTAGCCTGTGTTGTCATCTCTGTTCTTCCTGCTGTAAATGTAGGTATCTTAGGCATAATTTTTATCCATAAGTTTTAAGTAAAGTTTCTCCTGCTTTTGAGTAATAAGAAAGTTCTGCCATCTTAGCGTTTTGTTTAGCAATCTTACCTTGTATTCTTGCAAAGTTAGCTTCTTCATATGCTCTAGATTTATTAACTTGTGCATTGTAAGCAATCATATCTTTTTCTAATTCTGCTTGTTCTGCGTTGTATCTCATTACTCTCATTCCAGATCCAGAAAGTTCTGCACCAGATGTAGAAATATTTGTAATTACTTCACCTTCAAGAACTTCAAACTGTTTATTAAATTTTGCTAAGTCTAATTCTTTCTTAGCTTCAATAGCTGCTACTTCTTGTTCTTTAATTGTAGCATTTCTATTAGCAACATCTTCATTAAACTTTCCGTTTGCAGATGCTTGTCTTGCTCCGATTATAGATGTACCAACCGAGACGGCTGCTGCTTGACCTGCAGTTATTGCTGGTAACCAACCCATTAGAATAACCTCGCATACATATATTGATCAGAACCATCAAAACCAAATTTTTTCATTAGACCTTCTTCTTGTAAACCCAACCATTTAGCAAATCTTAAACCAGTTGTATAGTTTGCTCTTACAGCAGTTTGAACTCTATTAATATTATTTTCTTTTGCTATTCGTGCAAAATCTTTTTTGATAGCTTTAGCAATAAGTAATGGGTGATCCCAAACTTCATTAGTTGCTAATACCCAACCTTCTGCAACACCATTCCAAAGTATTTTCATACCTGCAGCAAAGACAGGTTTACCATTGACTAATCCTGTAAACGCTAACTTATCTTGCTCTAAATTTTTAGCGTTACCTTCAAACTCCATGTCTTTATCCATTAATGGGTGATTCATTTGTTGCTTCATAATATATATGCCATGTTCTCCTGTATATGGTACTATATTTAGTATTTTATCCATCATTCGTAATAAGTCTAGGATATAACGACAAAACAGTTAATGGCAATGGTTGTGTCTGTCTTACAAATATAAAACCATCTGTTTCATAGTTACCTCTAAACTCAATTTCTTTATCTCCTGTAAATACACTAATACCACTGTTCATAGCGTTAGCTGATGATCTAAATGGTATTCGTTCCATGTTGTTAAGATCTGGTCCAACTTCGATACCAATAGACTCGTAAAGTCTAGCAGTAATTTCGTAAATTCTTTTTGTTTTAGATTGCGAAGTACCATTTTGCGCACCTGCATCTATTCTCATTGTTTGTAATAAAGATGTGTAAGGTAAACCAACTTTAACTTTAGTTGAAGATCTAGCTAAAGTTATTTGTCCAGAACTTACTGTTACATTTGGATGTGTTGCACCATTTGCTAATACAGAAACAGTTTGACCTTCAAGATGAGATAATCCACCTATTGTTGTAACTGCAGATCCACTATAAGATAATTGTGAGTCTAAAAAATTAAATGACGTATCATCTGTTTCATCAAAGTCATATTGATGTATAAATTCTACATATCTTTTTGTTGCACCATTAATAGTTCTTTTTATTATTACATAAGTTTGATATTCTGAATCATCTGTAGGAATTGTAGCAACACTTTCACAAACTGCATTACCGCTTCCAAATGCACCACCAAATATATGTCTATGCCATGCAACAACTTGTTGTTCTCTTTGATAAGTTAATCCAACTAATTGACCATCATTTCTTACACACCAAATAATTTGGTTAGGTTCTTGTTGATAAGATAATTGTTTAAATCCACCTTCAGAAATATGCTCTGCAAGAATAGTTAAGTCTGGAGCAACATAACCATCAACATCAAAGTTGTAAGCTAGTTCTCTTAACTTTCTTCTTGCTCTTTGTAAAAATAAAGTTGCGTTACCAACTGCAAGTGCATCTACGTTTGCAGCTCCATTGTTAGATTGTTTTTTAATTAATATGTTTGTAGGTGTAATTGCAATATCTGTACCACCTCCACTAACTGCAAACTCACCACCGGCAGTACCAATAATTAAAGTTCTTGTAGCCGTCATAAATCTAATTGCATTAACTTGGTTAGAAGCAATTGTATAAATAATAGCGTCATCATCAGCTATAGTACCACCTCTATTTTCATCCATGTTTTCATAATCACCAGACTTAGAAAAAAATATTGTTTGCGGTTGTGATAGCGTTGCAGCAAATACAAGTCTTTGTTCAAAGAAGGTTACGCAAGAAGGATGACCTGTAGTTTCTGAGAATGCACCTAAAGACCAATTAGCAGAAGAACTTGAAGAACCCATATCTTCTAATATTTCTATAGTAACAACTGTTGTAGAAGTACGAGCAGTTATCTTTCCATATCCATCTCTAAATCTTATTAATCTTCCAACGTCTGTTGTTTGAAAACCTGTGTTGTCATTTATACCTGTAGTAGATGAAGCAGTTAAAGTTCTACCAGTTCCTACTGTATGTGCAGAAGTTGATATTGTTGTAGAAGAAATATTTTCATCCATATATGGTCCATCAGTAAAATCAACACTTGTTAAACTCCATGATGTATGACCTGTTCTAGATAATTTTTTTGCAGGATGATTGGGATGACAAATGTACATAACGTCTGCAGATTGTGCAAACTTAATATCAAATAGTTCTGCTTCTAAGTATGGTGAACTTATTTCATAAGGTGAACCACTAGATAATATTTGACCATTGTCTTTAAAAAATCTTATGTACTGATTACCAAACTCAAGAATATAAGTTTGTGTTGTACTAAATTCAAAAGGAATTAATCTTGTTTCTTTTGTAGAGTCTTTTACTTCTGCAACAAACTGAGTACCAGATCTTCTTGCTGCACTTCCATGTGGGAAGATGATCATGTTCTCAAGTGTCTTACATCCTGTGGCATATTTCTGTAGATCGTTACGACCATCAAGTCTAGGTGATAATTCACCACCAGTAAAATTGGTTAACTGTACCGCAACTCTAGCCATGTATTAATACCTTGAGTTTATGAAAGTAGAAGAGTCAATGACATCTGATATACCATTATCTGGTGTAGTGTTTTGACCTTCTGTGGCATCAACAAATCTAGCTTCTTTTAATTTATCTTGAAATAAATTGTACATATTACTTGCAGTAGGATTAGATGACGTTACTGCATAAGCAATGTCTGCTGCCAAAGCAGCTGAAATAGTTTCTCTTAATAATTCATCATACTGATTAGGATCAGTAATTCTTGCAATGTATTGAATTTTAACTGTAGCATGATTTGCTAAAATTTTTCTTCCTTCAATTTTATAATCATAATCATAATTTAAAATTGTAAGAACTCTCAAACAATCTGCAGGTAAAGTAAATTGATAACTAAAACCCCACGCAGGAGTATCTGTATCTCTTGCAAGTTCAACTCTTTTAGTTAAACAATTCCAAGGGTGAGATCTAAATAAACTATCTCTTACTTGTGTGTATCTTGCGTTGCAAAGTCTTGCGTTCTTAGAATCTTCTGTCAAAGTTAGGATTGTGGATGCGCCAAGTTGGTTTAATGCTCCATTACAAATGTCTACTATAGATGCCATATTACTTCCTTATAATATACTTACGCCTTATGTGTCTATCTTTTTCTAAAGCGTGTATTTCTTCTTCTAATCTCTCTTCCTTAATATCAAAGCCATAATGATATTTTGGACCATACTTAAATCTGTCTACCAAAACATACCTGTATACATAATTATTTTTTTTAAAATGTAATACAGTTTTTAAATCTTTTACTTGTTTCATGTGCATTCTAGGGGAGTTCCACTCTCGCTTTCCTCCCCTAAAATTTTATTTACTATGCTTCGTGAGCTTGTATTTCAACTACTTTCTCTTCTTCCATTCTAGTAGCACCGAATGCAGCAGAGTAGTAAACTTGAGTAGCATAACCTTTGTCAGCTCTCTCGTCTATTCTTGCAGTTGAGTCTTTACCTACAGCAAGAGCAACACCATCACTTACGAAAGCGATACATTTTCTCTTGTTTGAAGCAATTGCTAGTCTGTTAGACACGATGAAATTAAATCCTAAGAAAGTATTAATATCACCTTGAGCCAATGCTTTTACTGTATTGAAATCACTTGAAGTCACTTCAGTAGTTCCTAACAAATCAGTGATTTGTTTTGGAGATACGATGATGTGTCTTGGAAGTGAAGGATCAACACTGTTTAAGTCAATGATCTCTTTTGCTTGTCTTAACTTAGCAATAGTTAAACCAGCTGTTCCAGACTCAGTAATCTTTTGACCAGAAGGTAAAGCTACCGCAGTACCACCAGCAACGCCTGTGTCAGACGAACCTAATGCTGCAGTAATGATAGCGTCATCCATTGCTCTACCCATTGCATAAGCAGCAGCTAATGCGTAAGTAGAAGTAGGATCTACTAACATTCTTACTTTATCTAGATCATCGATTAAATCAGCAAACTCGTAGTCAACCAAGCTAACTCTTCTTCTTGAGTGAGGAGTGTTTGATTGAGGAGTGTCTGAGTGTCTAGTTGATCTTACAGATGCAGTAACACTTCCAACTTGATCGAAGAAAGCATTCTTACCTGTAACAGATTCTAATCTAACTTTATCTCTAAGAATAGAACCTTTTTGTTGTGACAACATTTGTATATTAGAACTGTATTGTTCTACAAATGCTGTAGTTATTTGAGTTGACATAATTGTCTCCTATTTATTGTTAGTTGTTATTTAAACAAAACAGAGACGTTATCAGAAAATCTGGCTTCTCTTGGATTTAAAGTCTTTTAGACTACAAGTCTATTCCTTGTTGTCAGAAAGGTTCTTTCGAATTGTCTTTCTTTTGTTAGGCGAATTTTCATCCGCCTTACAAATCCATTTATAATATTCATCGCATATTGGCAAGGGATTACTTTTTTGTCGTTCAGATCCATTCTCGACAACAATACGCAATACTTCTAATCTAAGTTCTATATTATCCATTCATCATTGTTCTTAAAGTGAATACTTGCTGAACTACTTTGTCATGATCTGGATGTGCTTTATTCCAGTATGGTCCATCACGATCATTAACAATTTTACTTATTTCAGCTTCATAGTCTGTACCTTGAGATACATTTTCGCTTTCGGTACTCACAAGTTTATCTTCAGATAAGATGTTTGCAATATTAGCAAAGCCTTTAATAATTGCAGGATGATCACCAAGTCTTGTACCATCTTTTAATTCCATATCTAAAATTTCTGCATTCATATTTGCTTTTGCAACTGATCCAGCTTTTTTAATATTAGCTTCGTAGTTACTACCCCATTCTTTTCTAAGTTCCTGTTCTGCATTTGCTTGTGCAGTTTCAGTATCTATCTTAGATTGTTGAGCAGAACCTTCCATAGAATTTTTATAAAACTCTAAGATACCTTGAGCCTGTTTATTATTTAAACCAAGTTGATGTGCGTTCTCTGCAAATTGT